CCCCGCGGGTTCAGTTGAGACGTTTTGCGTACACCAGCATTTCGCGGTTCTGGAACTTGATGTTCTGGATGGACGCGATGCCCCACTGCTGGCCACGGATCAGCAGCCGGTCGGCAGGCTTGATGCCCTCGCGCCAACGCATCGTCACCTTGACGTTGTTCTCGGCCTGCACGGCCATGGCGGCCACGTACTCCCGGCCTACCAGCGGCTCCACCTTGGCAAAGGTGCTGCCGATGTCGGTCCACACCTCCTCGCGGTAGCCGGTTTGCGGGTCCACGACTTCTTCCAGTCGCTGGAAAATGACCTTGGTATTCAATTCCTGCGCAGTGAACATGATGGTTCCTCAGATGAAGATCAGGCCGCGCGCGGCGTAGGGGTCCACGGCCGGCGCTGCTGCTGTCTGCGCCACGCCCAGGGCCATCGCCAGGGCCACCATGCCGTCGATGCGTCCAGTGGCCTTGGCCTTGTCCAACTTGCGATTGCCCGCCGGATCGCGCGTGGTGGTGGCGTTGGCCGCGCACATGCCCAGCACCGGGTGATCGCCGTGGGCGATGCGTCCACTCAGCAGCTCGGCTTCCAGGGTGTCCAAAGCCGGGCTCATGTCCCTGAAGCCCTGGCCGAACGGCACCAGCGGCAGCGCCAGGCCCAGGCGGTCCAGTTCCTTTTGCAGCACGTCCATGCGCCAGCGATCAAACGCGATGGCCTGCACGTCCAGCCCTTCGGTGATGTCGGCGATCTCGCGGGCCACAAGCTCATAGTCCACGCTGGCGCCCGGTGTGGCGCGCAGGAAGCCTTGACGCACCCATTCGGTGTAGGGAGCCCGATCCCGGCGCGCACGCTCGCCCAGGCCCGTTTGCGGCGTCCAGAACCAGGCCTGCACCTGCCACACGCGGTTCACCTGGCCCACCAGCAGCAGGGCCGTCAGATCGTTTCTCGCGGACAGGTCCAGGCCACCAAAGACAGGGCCGTCAAAGGGCAGCGGGTCGGCACCGCAGGACTTCCACACGCCAGGCGAGACGAACGGGCTTTCGGTGCTGACGCGTTGGTTCAGCAGCAGGTTGCGTGCCATGTTCTCGGCCGACGGCATCCGCTGCGCCTGCTTCATCTGTTCGGCCAGGTCGTCGCGGTTGCGGAAGATGCCAAGCGCCGGATTGGCGGCCTGCCATGCGGCCTCATCGTCCAGCTCGCATCCTTCCGGCGCGGCGTAGACGTGCGACACGATGCGCGGATCCTTCGATTGCTCGGCATCGTCCAGCCAGGTGGAGAACAAGTCGGCATCGGATGCGGCCTGCGTGGAGATGGCGATCAACAACGGTGCTTCGTGGGCACCTTGTGACGTGGTGATCGCGTCGATGAAGTCGGACTGCGGCCCGCGCACCTGGCCGGTTTCGTCCAGGATCGCCAGCACCGGGGACAAGCCGTGCGCCGTCTTGCCGTCAGCGGCCAGCGCCCGATATTCGGTGTTCAACGGCAGGCCGATCAGGCGCTTGCCCGATGGCACGATGCGGACAACCTCGCTCAGCACCGGCGACAGGCTCACCATCTTGGACGCCAGCCCAAACACCAGTGCGGCCTGGTCGCGGCTCATGGCGCCGCTGACAATCTGTGCGTTGCGCTTGGCCTCGGGTCCGACCAAGCTCGCCAACACCAGCGCGGCGATCAAGCCGGTTTTCCCATTCTTCCGGCTCACGGACAGGAAAGCCCGACGGGTGCCTGCGGGGTTGTCGTACACGTCGCGGATGAACTGCTTTTGGAACTCAGCCAGGACCAACGGCTGGCCGACGCCTGCACCTTCCGGCGTGACGCAGTAGCGTTCCACGAACTCGCAGATGGCGTCAGCGCGGCTCATCACGCACGGCGGATCAGCGGATGGACGTTGTTCCCTGCGGTCGCCTGTTCCAGCTCGACAGCCTTGCCCTGATTCTGGGAGCGGCCCTGCGTGGCTTCGGGATGGACGTGCAGCATCCGCGACAGCGCCATGATGCGCCGGCCCAGCTTGTCCACCAGCGCGGCCTGCTCCATGTCGCCGATCAGGTGATGCGCCTGCATTTGCGTGATGGCAAGAATCGCGGCGTTGCCCAAGTCGGCATCATTCCAGCGGTGGCGCGGACGGTTGCGCATCAGCGCGTCCCAGAACGGCCGGGCTTCGTCAGGGATAGGGGCGTGCGCAAGCGGCTCACGCGGGCCGTCAGCGGCGTTGTGCGCGGCCTGCACGGCTGCCGTGGCGCTATCGGATCGGGTGCGGCGCTCGGTGGTCATTTGCTCGATTCCCTTAGCGTTGAAAGACAGGTATGGCGGCGTGCCAACAACCTCAGCCTGCTGGCGATTTATTCCAAGGATGATTCGGGTCCAGCGGATTGCCATTCACGTCGCATCCGATGACAGTCGGGAGTCCTGCCTCGCGCCGTGCAGTGCGCCTGCTATGGCAAGGCCGACACAGCGGGGCCAGGTTGCCCATCGTGTTGTTCGCCGTGCAGTTGTCCTGGTGATCGACCTCAGTTGCCGGTGTCGAATACCCAGCCGCTGCACAGTCGCGGCACAGCGGCTCACCTGCGAGCACACGCGCACGGATCGCCCGCCACTGCTTGCTGCCGGTGTGCAGGTGTCGCGTGGACTGGCGGTTATAGGCAGGCTTGTGCACCGGGATACCGGCTGCCCTCAGCCTCGCGTGCGGGTCATGCTTGGGTGGACGCATCGGCATCGTCGATCCCCTCGATGGTGGGCAGGTTCTCAAGCTTGCGAACCTCGTTGATGGTCATCCATCCAGATGCGACGGCCTTGGCGTAGAAGTCGGCACGTGCTTCCGGGTTGCCGCGCAGCAGTCCCTCGACGGCATGTTCGGCGTGATACCGGCGCCTGGCGATAGGGCCCAGCAGGGAGCGGGATACTTCCGTCTCCCACATGGCAATCCAGCGGGCCAGCGAGTAGCGCACGAACTGGCTGCCCAGCTCGGCCGTGTTCTGGTAGGAGCCGAACCGCAGGTCGGCCACCATCGTCGGGGGCACGCGGTAGATGCGGCAGACTTCTTCCGTCGTGAACTGGGTGGCCGCGATCCACTGCGCATCCTCCAAGGACATCGACAACTTCTCGAAGGTCAGCCCGTTCTCCAGGACAGCCGTCTTGCCGGCGTTGGCCGTGCCGCTGTACTGCTGATTCCAGGAATCGGCCAGGCGCTTGATGGAATCATCCGTCAGCACGTTGGGCGACTGCAATACACCACTCAGGCGCGCGGCATTGGCGAAGGTGCGGGCGCCGTGATCGCGCAGGGCCAGGCCAAGGCCAAGGGTTTCGCGGGCAATGGTGATGCGGCTGCGGCCCATGATGCCGCCCGGCTCGGTGCGGTCCTTCAGGTGAAAGCATTCCTCTTGCAGCAGGCGGCGCACCTGCCCGCTGTCGTCGGTGTAGTCGAAGGCGTGGCGGTTGTTGGCCAGCTTCACCACTGCCACGCTGCGCGGATCAAGCGGATGCAAGGCCACCAGTTCGCCGGCCGCGTCAGTCTCGATCCGGGCGAAGGCGTTGCCGTGCAGCAGCACGCTGGCGGTCATGCTCTCGCGGAACGTCAGGCCGCTCTGGTAGCCGTTGGGCTCGCGCAGCACGCGGGCAAGGGGGTGATCGTCGGCGCGTTCGCGGTCGCCATCGGCCCTGCGCTCGAAGACGTGCAGCGGCAGGGTGGCCGTGGATTCACTCAGGGCCTGCACGCACGCGAACACGGCAGCGATGCCTTCGGCGGCCTTGGCGTCAACGTACTGGCCAGTCGATGTGCCAGCGGGAATCAGCGGGCTCAGCGCCGCCCAGGACGGATCAACGTCGCGCGTCTCGATCTTGCTCCAGGGCCACTTCATCGGCAGGTCTCCAGCCACAGGCGCCGGTGATCGGCGTGCTGTCCGCGACTGCGAAGCGAAACCGTAGTCGTGGGATAGGCCGGCCAGGCGGACACGATGCTGATTTCGTGCAAGGCCACCTCATGCAAGGTGCGCACCTCGCCTGCCCAGGTATCGCGCACCACGTTGAACCCGAAGCTCACGCCGCCCAGGTCACCACGCTGCGCCAGTGCGCGCAGGTCGTTGCCCACGGTGGTGTCCGGTAGGGTGATGCGGTACTCCAGCCCGGCGGCCGTCTCGCGAAGCTCCAGGCTCCCCGATGACGTGCGCCCGAGCACCTTGGATGGATTGTGATCGGCCAAAGCCAAAACATCGTTGCCCGATGCCAGCGTGCGAGTGAACGCACCGTGGGCGATGACCTCCCGAAA